GCTAGAGGTGCTTTGGGTGCTATGTTGTTCATGCTTATACCTAGCTGGTTTCTACGCCGAATAAATTAAAACTCATATCTCCAGAGGAGGCATAAATTTTAAGCACATCGGCCTGATTAAGGGTCATTCCAATGACTACGGTCAGTGTATCATTTGATGCCACTGACTTGTCATAGAAAAGATATTGCTTGTCGCTTGCTACCGCCCCCTCAACATGAGCGCTCAGTCGAAAAGTTTGAGCGCCTGCATTACGATTACACGCCACAAAAGAACTTATAGTTGTTTGCGCGAGATCAGGAACCGTATAAAGAGGTGTTACGGTGGTTGCTACTGGAGCGATCTGACCTAAGACTTTTATTACATCAGCCATTGCCTGCCCCCATTAATAAAAACTGGTATCGCTTTAAGGCTAAAGATTCTTCTTTGCCTACCTTCGTGGATATCTCTCTAACATCATCACCGACAGCAGAAAAGGAACGCTCTATAGATCGCCTGAGCGTCAGCTCATTCTGAAAATCATAATTAGGATTCGCAGTAGGCAATACAACTAAATTTACTTTCTGAGCCATTAGCGCCTTCCGTCAGGTCTTATATCAAATCTAAGCTGGCCTAAAGTCCACCCATAGCCAGTACCTGTACTTTCAACTCTTATTATTGACTCTCTAGTTCTTGCTCTTACATAAGACTGATTAGTGGAAGTCGTTACCGTAGCAGTAGCCAATGTCGCTGCCGCGTTTAAAGGAAAGTCTTTTCCTTTTAAGGTGATATCCATTGCGGCACTTGCAGTCGTTCCTCTGAACTCAAAATCAGGAATCATCCTATTCACAAACATGAACTGTTCGCCTTCTCCCATTTCCACACCGCCAGACTCTATGTAGCCATTCATAGCTATGCCGTCAGCGTCATGACCAAACTCATGATTGTATAAATAGTTTTCTTGTGAGGAGGTAATGGCTGAGGCGGCAATAGGATAAGTCCTAGTGTTGGCTGGTATCCATGCGCCTCTGGTTAAAGTCCCTATAGCCCAAGAGTCTTCCATGTAATTGTAAGAAACGTAATTAGTGCATTCTGTGTTGCCCGTACCTACAGGATAAAACCAATAGACTTCTGAAAAATCTACGCTTGTAGTGGCAAATACCTTGTACTCTTCAGAGGTATTTATATTGCTAAAAACGTAGTCAAGGACAGTACAGGTCAAACGCTGGATTGAACCGTTATAAAAGTAAAAACCACCCCGATCCATGAAGAAAACCATATCGCCTGCATTGGTAGCGGCGTTAGGAGATATCATTGACAGCCCTTCGTTTACAACCTCAAATTGATAAGTAAACGGAGAGCCAGAGAAGCGCATAGAGTGAATGCTGTTATTGGTAAAGATTAGTATCTCTTGCCGAGTCTTGATAGCCGCTACAATATACGAGCCTGCCGTAAGGGTTACGCCACCAGAAGTGTTCGTAGAGGTAGGAGTCCAGTCAAAAGGGCTTTCTTGGTCAGACCATCGGACTAACAGAGGATCAATAGTCGCTATGCCAATCCCATTGCACCCAAAACAAATAGTATGACGATCTGTTTCTGACACCATGACTTGTAAGGCTAAAACAGGAGGGCTTACTGCTCCTACCTTGTCAGTAAGAGCCACTGCGCGAGTTACAGTCCCTGCGCTTTCATCCCAGTAATAAATTCCCCCGCCACGCACACAAAAAATCAGGTCATTACCAAATGTGTCTTGGCTCCAAAGCCTAAGCTGGTTGCCAGAAGTAATAGCTGTTGATCCGCCCCAAGCAGCCGAACCCCAAGTGCCTGCTCCATATCCCGAAGAAGAAACGTAAGTGTTAAGTCCTGTATTGATTTGGTAAGCACCAATGACCGACCCTCCGCCATTTCCGACATCGCCAGCAGATGCCGTTACCGTAACCCCAGCCGTAGTTTTAGCTGTAATTGTGTAGGTGTTGGCATCGCTAACATTGAGAATTTGATATTCCTGATTCAGGACAGCCGCAGTGACGTTACCGCCTAGCGAGACTGCTCCTGAAAAAGTAACAAAATCATTAGTAACTGCGCCGTGATTAACATCGGTAATGGTTAAAGTAGAAGAGCCATTAACAGCAGCAAAAGTAACCGCTCCTGCGAGAGTGGTTTCTCTTATCGGCGTAACATCATTGTAATCAGCGCCTTCATTAACATAAAACTTTAAATTGGTTCCAACGCCAAGATACTCGATAGAGGCTGATGCTACCCAGTCTAATAAGGAACGGCATATTCCCAAAAAATAATTAGTCGAATACTTCTGCCATCCTCCTATTTGTTCTGGCCTGCCTTTCCGAAAACGAATCTTATCAGCATCATACCAACCGCTTCCTGCGGTCAGCTCTGTGCCTTCTCGATTAATGCCCGGCTTAAAGTCATATTTAACAAGCATTTTCTATTATTACCCTTATCCAGTTAAGGAATGTTTAAACGTAAGTATTTGCGCTGATCTGATCTGTAATTTCTAAGGCTCTCCCCTTTACCTGTCTTGCCCATTTTGAGTTTAAAAAATGAGTAGCCGCTTCTTTATGATTTCCCTTTTCCATTTCTGAAATAGCGATCTTAAAGGTAGCAAATCTAACTCTTCCTAAATTAAAATGCATATTAATAATAGCGTCTTTCCGAGGACCATCTTCCATGTCAGTGAACCACGGGTACTCTTGACTCAATTCTTTAATGGTTCGCACAATGTCGTTCTGGAGCATATAGTCGATTTCGTCATCGCTAAGCCCTAGCCCTGTATGCCTTCTGCTATCGGAGACATTTCTTCCGCAACCTATAGTTTCGATTCCAAGACTATCTTTATAAACGTGATGCTTTACGCCTTCGTGACGCTTTAACTGTGCTATTAACTTGTCCATAGTAACTTCCGTGGCTACTACCTCTGGACACACTGCCATTAAAATCCAGAGAAGCCCTAACAACCGTTTCATCTTTCTCGGCTCACGCCTTTTGCTTTCTCGAAGGAGCGCATCGCTCCTAAACCTAACATCCCCATTAATACGGGCATCATCTCCGCAAGCTGAATCATTGGAATCAGCACATCCGTTCCTGTCAGCTCCAAGCCCATGTTAACAAAGGGAATTATAAGAAAGTTTCCCGCCATGCCCAGCGCACATATCCAGCCAATTGCTGGTCTCCACCCTGCCACAAACATGTTGCGATGAGCAGCCTCAACCTTGTTGACCTCAATCTGGGCCATGACCTGTTCTTGCGTGTGCTTCTCAGCCATTGTCGCAATGTCATGCGACAGCTTTTCACGCAAATCTTTGTCTGGAATTATTTTATCCAGCAAGGAGGAAATTGGGCCTATCAGGGAGCTAATTGTTGTCAGCATCTACAAGATAACCCAAACAAGAATCGCAACTATTAAAATTCCAGTAATTGCTCCTAGAATCTCAGGCTTTAACTTGCCTGCCGTTGCTGCTACCGCAACGCCTATCTTAGAAAGAAAGTTTTTAATCATCTCAACCGCCTTTATTCCGTATCATGCTCGTTAAAATGTTTCTGAATCAGAGCTTCAACTGCCTCTAAATCCCGCTGTAGGTATTCTATCCGTAAGTCTTGTCTGGCGTCATCTGGCAAAGCGCCAAGTTCCCCTCTAGGCCATTTTATGCGGAACTCTTCATTCAGAAGGACAGAAGACTGGATTCTAATGCTGTCAATTTGGAGCTGCGCTATCTCCGAGGTTAGTGTGAAATACACTCCCGCAATAGAAAGGAATCCAGCAAGCAATCCAATTAGAGTCTTTAAATCCAGTTGAAACTGAGTATTCTGCTGCACCTCTAATGGTTCTGGCATAGCTCACCTCATTGCCTATCCCAAAAGTTAAAATAAGCACCTGTCATCAGTGCCGCAAGAAACAGCGTAGTCAACGCCTGAACAATGGTTTTACCCACGGTACGTTTTGCAGAGCGGAAGGAATCGAGCAAGTTCCTGAGTTCTTTCACATCAGAATTAGCATCATCGTCAGACAGACCCACTTCACGGAGAGCTTTCCTCGCCCCCGCAATTGCGGCCTTTTCAACCATTGCTTCCATCTCTGCTTCGGTCATCGCTTACGGACTATCGGGCCAAGTGACTTCGTGAGGGAACCCATCTTGTTCAGGAACATCCCTTAAAGCCTGTCGGTAAGTTGTCATCGCTTCGCTCATCGTGTTATCCGTTAAACCGTGGAAGTCGGTCACTGCAAGTCTTGAATCTCGCTCTGTCCTGACTGACTCGGCAGCGGTAGCGTCTAAGCCGTCTTGGTACGCAGTCTCTTGTTGAGCTTTGGTATGGACTACGCCTTCACCATCCGTGTACTTTGAGAACATATTTTTTTCGACCCATGCCTGTACCCAGTTCCCATTAGCATCTTGCTCTGCACCGTTGCGGGTGTGGTGCTTGTACGCCTCTGCACTTTCAGGTTTTGGCGTAAGTAAAACTGGGTCAATCCCGATTGCTTCATGGACGTTTTCACCCCACACTTTAGGGAATGATGTGTTCTTGTGCATTGCGCGGATTTCGCCTTGCGACTTGATGTCTCCGCTTTCTCTAACTCGATAATCGGTCATAGTTGATATTCCTATGCTATTGCTAAAAAGATGTACT